TTCGGTGAGATTGGTTTCTCGGAGCCGCCTCTCATTCCCTCAAATTCATCTTACCGTGCAGATTCAACAGGAATCTACGCAGACTCTACAACACTAACAGCCGATACCCAATAACATGGCAAAGCAAACTATTTTAACAGGAACAGTCGCCAACGATAGAACGGGCGACACAATTCGTGCAGCCTTCACAAAGGCCAATGCCAATTTTACCGAACTGTATAACCTAGGCGCGGTGCAAGGAGTACAAGGTGCGCAAGGCACTCAGGGAATTCAAGGGCGTCAGGGTATCACTGGAGCTCAAGGTATCACTGGAGCTCAGGGAATTCAAGGTACCGCAGGATTCGTGGGATCTAACGGAGCTCAAGGTACACAAGGTGTACAAGGACTTCAAGGTGCTCAAGGTGTCCAGGGTATTACTGGTGCACAAGGAACACGTGCAACGGAAGATAGATTAATTAATGGCAGTTATGAAGTTGTGCTCAATGCTACGGGCGAACTTACATTCCCCGAAGGCGCTAATATAACTGATACGGCTACTACAATTGTAATTACACCACCCGGAGCAGCTGCCGGACAAAGTTTAGTAATTCGTCCTACATCGTCGACATGGTTAGTCACTTCGAGTGGTTACATTGTGTATGGTAGCCCAATTACAATCTCGGTCAATCAGCTTTCGCAAGGAAATTATTTTGGAACTGTTAATTATGAAATTGGTGGTACCGGTGTAACACAACAATCATTGGGGCGGGCTCTTACTGGTAATGTAGTTTTTGACGGAACTACAGGACCTATTGCCGAAACGGTCACCTGGACCATACCCGCCAATAGTGACATTACCGAATTCACTTTTACTCTAACTACTGTTAATGGTACTCGTTCGACAGATTATCAAACTGAAAATGATCCGGCATTATATTATAATTTTGAATTTAATGCAATGCCTGAAGGTACCTTTGTTACCGTAACAAACAATAACATCAGTAATTCGGAACACAGTCACGTACATTTAATCTCGGGCAATTCCGTAACAACCGATATCTATCTTGGTGACGATGACCAGTTTGTTAAGATCGAAAAGAACGGCGGCGATGTTGTCATTGGTACCAACACAAATACTAAAAATTGGAGATTTGACACTGATGGAGATTTAACATTACCTGCTGCCGGCGACATTTTAGACAGCACTGGTGAATCACAATTCATTAGCATATCCGGATTAAAAACATTGGTTGCAGATAGTACAGATTTTGCCGACTTTAAAACAAGAATTGCCGCTCTTTAATCTATGACAAGCGGACACTTTTATCATTCCCATATTCGTAGAGTTGTTTCGGTCTTCGGAACAATCTTCAATAACATCAATGTAATACGCAAAGACCAATCGGGTCACGTAGTGCATTCGGTGCGTGTTCCGCTTTCGTATGGTCCCAAAGCCAAGTTCCTTCAGCGTCTCGACGAACAGAAGGACCTTCAGGACAATAAGGTCGCAATGAAGCTACCGCGTATGTCGTTTGAGATTACAAACATTGTGTATGATGCGACAACAAAGATCAACCGCAATAATGTTGTAACCTCGATTGATGCGGGCGATACACTTACGAAGCATATCGTACGGACCTTTGCTCCGTACAGAATGAACTTCCAGCTCTCAATTATGGCAAAGAATCAGGACGATGCTCTTCAGATCCTTGAACAGATTCTGCCATATTTTCAGCCCGAATATACCGTTACAATCAAGGAGCTGGATTCGGTAAATCTTACGACCGACCTTCCGTTTGTGCTCACAACGGTAAACATGGAAGATACCTACGAAGGCGATTTTGTTCAACGCAGAGCAATTATCTATACTTTGGACTTTGAGACGCGCATCCGTTTCTATGGACCAGTTTCAAATAAGGCAATAATTAAGGTATCAGATGTGAACCTGCTTACAAATCAAAACGATAAGATCGATGTAAATATCAACACAATCTTAGGTTCCATTGAGGACACACCCGACGACTATACCATAGTTCAGACAATTACGGATTTTGGGTTTAACGAACCCAATCCTTAAGCACTCAATTTTATTATGAGCAAAAGCGAAGAACTCTTAAAGAACTTGGAACACCATTTACCGGCTGTTCCGGTGGCTCCTATTACTGCAGAAGTAAAACAGGATAGGGAGATTGAGGACGATTACAAATTTTCGCGTGAGACATATAAGGACCTCGTGGATAAGTCGAATAAGGCGATTGATGGTATGATGGAACTTGCGTTACAGTCGGAACATCCACGCGCATTTGAGGTACTGAGCAATATGCTCAAGAACACTTCCGACATGACGGATAAGCTCATGGCACTTCAGAAGCAGAAGAAGGAAGTTAAAAAGAAAGAAAAAGGCGAAGTTCCGACGGGTCCCACTGGTAGCGTTACAAACAACAATGTGTTTCTGGGTTCCGTTACAGATTTACAGAAACATTTAATCTCTCAAACTCTCGAAAAGAATGTCACAAATGCACCTTAAAAATGCTGAGATGGGGTACCTCGGTAACCCGATGGTCAAGCGTGATGGCGTTCAACAGCAATTCACGAATGAAGAAGTAAACGAGTACCTCAAGTGCATGAAGGACCCGATTTACTTTGCAAAGAAGTACGTGAAGGTAATTTCTTTGGATCGAGGCTTGGTTCCATTTAAACCTTATTCGTATCAGGAAAAAATGTTTAGCCATTTTACTGATAATAGATTTTCCATTGTTCTTGCGTGTCGCCAGTCGGGCAAGTCAATTAGCTCGGTCATCTACATTCTTTGGTACGCAGTATTCCAACCCGACAAGACGATCGCAGTCCTCGCCAATAAAGGTTCGACGGCGCGTGAAATGTTGGCACGTATTACTCTTGCGCTTGAAAACCTTCCATTCTTTCTACAACCGGGCTGTCGCGCCTTGAATAAGGGTTCAATCGAGTTTAGTAACAACTCGCGCATCATTGCCGCAGCAACCTCTGGATCTTCGATCCGCGGTCTCTCCATCAATCTATTGTTCCTTGATGAATTTGCCTTTGTTGAAAATGCAGCAACCTTTTATACCTCAACATACCCAGTAATTACATCGGGTACTACGTCCAAGGTCATTATTACCTCTACGGCAAACGGTGTCGGAAATACATTCCACCGTCTTTGGGAGAGTGCGGTTCAAGGAGTTAGTGAGTACAAACCGTTCCGCGTGGACTGGTTCGACGTTCCGGGTCGTGATGAGAAATGGAAGAATCAGACAATTGCCAACACATCGCCGCTGCAATTCGAGCAAGAGTATGGTAATTCCTTTCATGGTACAGGCTCGACGCTGATTAATGCCGAGAATCTTCTTGCATTAAAATCTGAGCCCGCAATCTATACTCAGAACAATGTAAAGGTCTATGAGAAACCTATCTCCGACCATCGTTACGTGATGACGGTAGACGTGGCAAAGGGAAGAGGACAGGACTTTTCTACCTTTACCATCTTCGATGTTTCGGTGCAGCCATTCTATACCGTGTGCACATTCAGAGACAATCTCATGTCACCGCTGTTGTTTCCGAATGTGATCTATAAGTATGCAAAGAACTATAACAATGCGTATGTCGTGGTCGAATCGAACGACCAGGGATCCGTGGTATGTAATGGTCTCTATTATGACCTAGAGTATGAGAATATGTTTGTGGAATCCATCGTGAAGCATGGAGCCATCGGTATTACCACCACAAAGAAAACAAAACGTATTGGTTGCAGTAACCTCAAGGATCTTATCGAGCAAAAGAAACTAAAGGTCGTGGATCCAGATACCATTTCAGAGTTAAGCACCTTTGTTGAGGACGGTAGCTCATATGAAGCATCCGACGGCAACCATGATGATACCGTAATGACTCTCGTGCTGTTTGCATGGTTTGTGGCAACCGATTTCTTTATCAACATGTCCGACATTAATCTGAAGCATATGCTCTATTCAGATAGACTTAAAAACATTGAGGATGAACTTGTTCCGGTCGGTTACTTTTCAGCCGTTGAAGATACAAAACCAAAATACACCGTCGAAGGTGGAGAGGTCTGGGCTCAGTCGTATAATACCGGATTGTTCTAAATCCTTCTATTTATAAATAGATCATTGAACATCCGTATTATTACAACCTTATAACTCAAAATTTGACGAGGACAAACTAATGGCATTCCAAGTATCACCAGGAGTTCAGGTTCAAGAAATTGACCTAACAAACGTCGTACCAGCAGTATCCACCTCTATCGGTGGCTATGCAGGTGCATTCGCGTGGGGACCAGTTGAAGAGATTCGCATGGTAAGTTCTGAAAAAGAACTTGCTACTGTATTCGGATCACCAACTGACGCTACCGCACGCTCATTCCTTACCGCAGCTTCTTTCTTGAAGTACGGTAATTCACTCAAAGTTGTCCGTGCATTAGGCAAGGACGGCGTTGACACAGCACTTAACGCAACAGCCGGCGATGTCGGTCTCCTAGTTAAGAATCTCTCGCACTACGAAGAAAACTTCGAAGATGGAGCTGCAACCGGATCCGGCGACCCAGTCGTTGGTGAATGGTGTGCTAAGTTCCCTGGCGAACTCGGCAATTCACTGGCCGTTTCTGTTTGCCCAGCAAACCCAACAGCTTTTACAGCTTGGACCTATAAGAACGGATTCTCTGCTGCTCCAGATACTTCTGCTAATGCCGGAACCGATACCACAAAAGATGAGCTCCATATCGTTATCGTTGACACCAACGGTAAATGGTCGGGCACTCCTGGTACCGTCCTCGAAAAGTTTGAGTTTGTTTCTCAAGCATCTGATGCCCTTAAAGCTGATGGTACTTCAAACTACTACAAGACTGTTCTGAATAACAATTCGGAATATGTTTACTGGTTGAACCATGATGTTGCTCTTTCAGATGCAGGTCAGACTCTTGAATACGGTGCGGCTTTCACCACCGGTTCTCTTCCTCTTACCTACACTCTATCTGGCGGTATCAATGAAGTTGTAGTAAAAGCTGAGGTTATTACCGCTCTTGAGCTCTTCTCCGATGCCGAAACAGTTGATGTAAATCTTCTGTTCACCGCCGGTGATGTTGCAGATGATTCGGATATTGCCGAAGAACTTATTGCAATCTGCGAAGCTCGTAAAGATGCTATTGCACTGGTATCTCCTCCAATTGAAACAAGCGTCGGCACTTCAACTCCGGCGGCCGATGTAAAGGAATGGGCAGACGAGCTCACTTCTACATCATACGCCGTAATTGATTCGACCGCGCTCAAGGTATACGACAAATATAATGACGTTTACCGTTGGATTCCAGCTTGCGGACATGTTGCCGGTCTCTGCGCAAATGCCGATCAGGTTGCCGATGCTTGGTTCTCACCAGCAGGTTTCAATCGTGGTCAGATCCTCGGAGTCACTAAGATTGCTTTCAATCCAAAGCAAGCCGATCGTGACACGCTCTATAAATCCCGTGTGAATCCTATTGTTTCCTTCCCAGGACAAGGTACGCTTCTCTTCGGCGATAAAACAGCTCTTGCCAAACCATCTGCATTCGATCGTATTAATGTACGCCGTCTGTTTATCGTTCTTGAGAAATCCATCTCTACCGCTGCTAAATTCCAGCTGTTTGAATTCAATGATGAATTCACTCGTGCGATGTTCCGCAATATGACCGAACCATTCCTCCGTGATGTTCAAGGTCGTCGTGGTATCACTGATTTCAAAGTTGTATGCGATGAGACCAATAACACTGGTGACATTATCGACCGCAATGAATTCCGTGCTGAAATTTACATTAAGCCAGCACGTTCGATCAACTATATCACTCTGAATTTCATCGCCACTCGTACTGGTGTTGAATTCTCCGAGCTGGTTGGTAACTAATCTTAACAATTAAATAAGGAGAAATTCACATGGCCGTTTTAGGTATTACAGACTTTAAGTCAAAACTTGTCGGTGGTGGCGCTCGCAATAACCTTTTCAAGGTTACCTGCAACTTCCCCGCCTATGCCCGTGGAAACACTGAACTTGCATCATTCATGATCAAGGCAGCTCAGCTTCCATCATCAATCATCTCACCAATCACCATTCCGTTCCGTGGACGTCAAATGCAAGTTGCAGGCGATCGCGTATTTGAAGCGTGGGGTATTACCGTCATCAATGATGTTAATATGGACATCCGCAACGCTTTCGAGCGTTGGGTCAATGGTATTAATAACAACTCAACCAACACCGGTCTTACCAATCCAGCTTCTTATACAACCGATATGGTTGTCGAACAGCTGAATAAAGGTGGAGCTGTTACAAAGCGTTACGATCTTCGTGGCACTTTTCCAACAACCGTGTCTGCAATTGATCTGAGCTATGACTCGGAAAATACAATTGAAGAATTCGGTGTTGAGCTCCAGGTGCTCTATTGGGAATCAGCCCAATCCAGAGTCTAATTATTTGGATAAATAAACAACAGGGGAGGAGTCATTCCCTCCCCTGTTTTATTCAACCCAACATATAATATGGAATTTTTCGGATGGAAATTTGAAAAACTCAGCGATGCTGAGAAACGCAAGAAGATTGCAGAACAACCAGTTTCTTTCGTGCCCGCAAGCTCGGAGGACGGTTCCACTGCGATTGCCGCCGGAGGTTACTATGGTCAGTATCTCGACCTTGATGGAGATGCAGCAAAGACGGATGTCGATTTAATCCGCAAGTATCGTATTGCAGCTGAACAGCCCGAGTGCGACCAGGCAATTGATGATATTGTAAATGAAGCTATTGTCGGAGACCATGACGATGTTCCGGCACACCTTAACTTGGACCGTCTGGAACAGCCGGCTTCAATTAAGAAACTAATTCGTGGAGAGTTTGATCACCTCTGCAAATTACTTAATTTCAGTAATAATGGTCAGGATATTTTCCGTAGATGGTACATTGATGGACGTTTGTTCTATCATATGATCATTGATGAAACTCAGCCCGACGCAGGTATTCAAGAACTGCGGGCGGTTGATGCACTCCGTATCCGTAAGGTCCGTGAAATTAAAGAAGAAATGGACCCAAAAACGGGTGCCAAAATCATTAAGAATCTTGATGAGTATTACCTCTACCAGGATGGCGGTCTTCAGAAGTCGGACATTGGGCTCAAGATTAATAAGGATGCAATCTGTTATGTGCCATCCGGTATTCTTGATGCTACCCGTAAGCGTGTTCTGTCTCCGCTCCATAAGGCAATCAAGCCCGTGAATCAACTGCGCATGATGGAAGACTCATTGGTCATCTATCGTCTTGCACGTGCTCCGGAACGCCGTATTTTCTACATTGATGTGGGCAATCTTCCAAAGGGTAAGGCGGAAGAATATATGCGCACAATTATGAATCAGTACCGTAATAAGTTGGTATATGATGCTCAGACTGGTGAAATTCGCGATGACCGTAAGCATATGTCAATGCTTGAAGACTTCTGGCTTCCGCGCCGCGAGGGTGGTCGTGGTACCGAAATCTCTACGCTTCCGGGCGGAGAGAACCTAAGTCAGATTGACGACATTCTGTTCTTCCAAAAGAAACTTTATCGCTGCTTAAATGTACCGATCGGGCGCATGGAGCCGGAAACTCCATTCAGCCTTGGTAGAACCACAGAGATTTCACGTGATGAGGTCAAGTTCCAAAAGTTTGTCGACCGTCTGCGTAAAAAGTTCTCGATCATGTTCTTTGATCTACTTCAGACTCAATTGATGCTCAAGGGTATCATTACCGAAGAAGATTGGCCGCAGATTCGTGAGGACATGACGGTTGACTTCCGTCAGGATAATTACTTTACCGAGCTAAAAGAAGCTGAAATCCTCACAAATCGCATTGAACTTCTGAATGCTGCACAACCATTTGTCGGGAAATACTTCTCCGACACATGGGTCCGCCGTAACATTCTTCAGCAGACCGACGAAGACATTGAGACGATGGATGCAGAAATGAACGAGGATGGTTCTGCTCAGGCTGCCGAAGAACAAAGAATGGCAGAAATTGAAGGTATGGCAAATCCGGCACCTGAAATGCCTCCGAGTAAGTAATGTTTAAATACAAAAACATATAAATAGCTTCATAATGAATAATGACATTACCACAATGATTAAAGCATTGGCGTCCGGAAAAGCCTCGGAAGCCAATGAGAACTTTACTCGCGTGATGACATCCAAGATTAATGCCGTTCTTGATGAACGCAAGGCATCTTTGGCTTCGGAACTTTACAACAAGAAACCGACTTCGGATATTAAATAATATGCACGACTTAATTAATTCAGTTCGTTCGATGATCGCAGAGGCGACAGCTCTCGATTATAATCATGATTATGCGCAAAATCATGCACATGATGCAACTAACATTGCAAATTCTCATTCTCAACACGCGCTACGTAGAGAGCATCATAAGTTAGCCAGCAAGATGCATCAGCAGGCTCATGATGCTCACGAAAAGTTAGCCGAACCTTATTCAATGAGTATGCCAGGTTCGGGCAAGAAGTATCACAATCTTTTAATGCAGCATCATAAGAATATGATTGCATATCACAATTCAGAAGCAGAATAATTTCAAATGAAGTTGATCACAGAACATCTCGATAGTGACATCGGTTATATTACCGAAGGCGTCGGCGCAGAAAAGAAAACATATGTTGAAGGTGTTTTTATGCAAGCCGAAAAGGCAAACCGCAATGGTCGCATCTATCGCTACAATGTTCTTTCTCCAGCAGTTGCCAAATATGTGAATGAGCAAGTTACGACGGGTCGTGCAGTTGGTGAACTGAATCACCCAGATGGTCCTACCGTAAACCTTGATAAGGTATCACATCGCATTACCTCTCTCAAATGGGACGGACATAACGTAATGGGTAAGGCGCTTATTCTCAATACTCCGATGGGCAACATCGTAAAGGGTCTCGTTGAAGGCGGAGTTCGTCTTGGCGTTTCGAGCCGCGGTATGGGTTCACTGGAACGCAACGGCAACATTATGTCGGTCAAATCCGACTTTGTACTTTCCACCATTGATATTGTTCAGGATCCTTCTGCTCCAGAAGCCTTCGTCAATGGTATCATGGAAGGCGTTGAATACTTTGTTCGCGGTAATGAAATCATTGCCGAGAAGATTCAAAAAGAAATCAACCGTACACCGTCCAAACAGCTTATTGAAGCTCAGGTACGGGTGTTCAAAAACTTTCTCGATGCAATTGTTCTTAAATAATTGCTCAAGACTTTCTATTATGGGTAAAACTGAAGATGCTAATTATGGTAACGTGAATACATCCAAGGTAATTCGTGAATTAACAGAGACTGATCACAAGCAATTCTCGCTTGATATCCTCTCTAAACTTTAACCACTATACTATTATAGTAGGCTAAATCTAAAACAAATATGTCACACACATCAAAAGGTCAAGTCGATCTCATTGAAGACATCACTGTTGAGGAACTACTTGCTGATGGACTCGTTGAAGATGTTGAAGTTTCTGGCGAGGAACAAGGCAAGAAGAAGCTTGATGACGAAGAAGGTACTGCTGATGCTCCAGTAGCAAATGCTGTACCGACCGATGCGCCTGCCGCGGATGCTGTAAAACCAGCCGCCGATGCAGTTGCGTCCGCAGTGAGTGCTGCTCCAGTGGCGGTTGCGCCACATTCTCTGGGAAAACCAGAGTCTCCAGCACTTGCACCAGAGGTTCAAAAGTCCGTTGCAGCTACCGACGCAGCTATTGCTGCTGCTCCAGTTGCACAGGCTCCACAGACCAAAGCTGGGCTCATCAACGCAATGTACCAACATATGTCAACAATGAAGACTGAGGATCTTGCCAATGTTTACAGCACTCTAACGACTCCACAAGAGACGCCAAAGGCTGAAGAACCAAAGGCAGGTTCCGAAGACGATTCAGAAGCTGAAAAAGCCGACGAAAAAGGTGAAGACGAACAGCAACCAGAAGCAGAGAAATCTGCCGATGACGAAGAAAAAGACAAGAAAGAAAAAGATGACGTTAAGGAAAACCTTGATGTCCTCTTACAGGCCGAAACCTCTCTTTCCGAATCTTTCCGTTCTAAGGCATCTCAGCTGTTTGAATCAACCGTTAAGGCCAAACTTGCAGAAGAAGTCTCCCGCATTGAGGAAAATTACCGCTCCCAACTGGATGAAGAAACAACTAAAATTGCTTCTTCGCTCTCAGAAAAGGTCGACAGCTATCTTAGCTATGTCGTAGGTACCTGGATGGAAGAGAACAAAGTTGCAATCGAATCTGGTCTACGCACCGAAATCGCCGAAAATTTCATTAACGCATTGAAGAATGTGTTTACTGAAAGCTACATCGAAGTTCCAGAAGGCAAGGAAAATCTTGTTGATACACTCAATAAGAACGTTGCTTCCCTTGAAGAACAGCTGATGAAGGCAACCGAATCCAACATGAAACTCAATGAGTCTGTAAACGCCCTCAAGCGCAACCAGATCCTTGCTGAGGCTTCAGTCGGTCTTGCTTCAACAGAAGCAGTCAAGCTCACCAGTCTGTCAGAAGGTATTGATTTTGAAGATGCTGAATCTTTCACAAAGAAAGTTCGGTCCGTCAAAGAATCTTACTTCCGCAAGATTGTTAAGAAGTCCAAAGAAAATGAAGTAGAAACCGCCGTACTCAATGAATCAGAACAGGAAACTGAACTGACTCCCGTAATGGCAGCATATTCTTCAGCAATTACCCGCACACTCAAGTCATAAACAATTTAACTCCTAACTAAAGGACTTAACTCACATGTTCAACTCAGAAAAACTCCAAGAAAAGTGGAATCCTATCATCAACCATAAGGATCTCCCATCAATCAAAGATAACTACCGCCGTTCGGTTACAGCGTGCATTCTTGAAAATCAAGAAAAAGCACTCCGTGAAGAACGCGCTCAGTCGTCTTTCCAAGGTCTCAATGAGACCGCTGCTAATGCTACCACCGGTGGCACAGGCAACATCGCTAACTGGGATCCAATCCTCATTAGCCTTGTTCGTCGTAGCATGCCAAACCTGATCGCCTACGACATCGCTGGCGTTCAACCAATGAGCGGACCAACCGGTCTGATCTTCGCTATGAAGAGCAAGTACACCTCACAAGGTGGAACTGAAGCTCTCTTCAACGAAGCCGATTCAGCATTTGCTGGCACCGGCACCAGCGGCGGCGATTCTTCATCTCTCCCATCTGCTAAAGGTGGAACAGGTGCAGACAGCGATACCGATACCGTTTCCGATACCTTTTCAGTTGGTACCGGTATGGCCACCAGCACTGCTGAAGGTCTCGGTTCAGGTTCTTCCGGTGCAGGTTCATTCGGCGAAATGGCTTTCTCAATCGAGAAACAAACCGTTACCGCTAAGACCCGCGCTCTGAAGGCTGAATACACCATGGAACTTGCTCAAGACCTCAAGGCCGTCCACGGTCTTGATGCAGAATCTGAGCTCGCTAACATCCTCTCTGCTGAAATCCTCGCGGAAATCAACCGCGAAGTTATCCGCACGATCAATGTAAAAGCCAAGCTCGGTGCACAACAAGCAAACGTTGCCACAAAGGGTAACTTCAACCTCCTCACCGACTCTGATGGTCGTTGGAACGTTGAACGCTTCAAGGGTCTTCTTGTTCAAATCGAACGCGAAGCGAATGTTATCGCAAAAGAAACACGTCGTGGCAAGGGTAACTTCATCCTCTGCTCTTCGGATGTTGCTACCGCACTCGCAGCTGCAGGCGTACTCGACTACGCTCCAGCACTCAGCACCAGCCTCGAAGTTGACGATACCGGCAATACCTTTGCTGGCGTTCTCAACGGTCGTACCAAGGTCTACATTGATCCATATGCCACTGTTGACTACGTCACCAGCGGTTACCGTGGTACCAATCCGTATGACGCAGGTATGTTCTACGCACCATACGTTCCACTCACCATGGTACGTGCAGTCGGTCAATCTGACTTCCAACCACGTATCGGATTCAAAACCCGTTACGGCATGGTCGCAAATCCATTCGCTGAAACTAATGTCTCCGACATCAGCAACGGCACCGGAACCAATCGCGCCAACAGATACTTCCGTATCTTCGGTGTCTCTGGTCTCCTTGACAATGGCTAATCAGTCTCGGTATCTTGATTGATACCGGTTTTTTAAAGAGGGGAGTCCGAAAGGGCTCCCCTTTTTAGTTTATAAATACTTGTATGAATAACCTTACTCAGAACAAAAACTACCTTTCACCAACAGGATTTAAGGTAAGCATTAATGCAAATGAATTTGCAAACCTTGAGTATTTTTGCACGGTTACATCCATTCCGGCTCTCAGCCTCGGCGAGGTATCGACTCCCTTCCGCAATCAACAGATGTATACTCCAGGAGACCGTTTGGATTACGCATCGTTTGATATGCGTTTCATCGTCTCCGAGAACATGGAAAATTACCTTGAACTTTACAATTGGATCCGTAACAATGCCGAAGAGAGCAAACGGAAGTCTGCCGATATGATTCTCCATATTCTTACATCAAGTAATAACCCAAACAAGCGTATTCGTTATGTTGATGCATTTCCCACAAGCATCGGTGCAATTGAATTTCATACTCAGACTACCGATGTCGAATATGTGAGTGTTGATGCTTCATTTAGATATACCTACTTTGAATTCATCTGATCTAGGATAGGATAAATAATACTATATTATGATAAACCTTGATGACCTATTGGTAATGTGGAAGAAAGATGCCGAGATTGATGAAATGAATCTCGACGAGGCTTCGCAGAAGACGGCTAAGGTCCACGCAAAGTACCTTGAGCTAATCTCAATCACGAAGCTGCAACTCAAGAAGAAAGAGCTTGACCAGAAAATCCTTCTCAAGGACAAATGGCTCTACTTCAATGGCAAGATGACGCAAGAAGAAATGACCGTCCGCGGTTGGCCATATGACCCATTCAATGGGCTTAAAATCATGAAGTCGGACCTTGAGTATTACTTTAACTCGGATACCGAACTTCAGAAGTCGGAAGAAAAAATCATTTACCTTAAGACACTGGTGGAAACCCTTGAAGAAATCATGGGTACACTCCGCTGGCGCCATACCCATATCAAGAACATGATTGATTGGCGGCGCTTCACATCCGGAGGTTAATATGTCCGACATTCTTAAAATCCGCAAAAAGAATGAGGTGTATATCCATATCGAGTGCGAACCATCAATCGCGAATGAGTTATCCGAATTCTTTACCTTTTTCGTTCCTGGCTATAAGTTCATGCCAGCCTACAAAAATAAGATATGGGACGGAAAGATTCGGCTTTTTGACGCTCGCCTAAAGACCATCTACGGCGGTCTTCTGCCTTACATCAAAGAGTTTGCGGAGACTCGTAAGTGTGAGATTGAGTATGTTGATGATCCTTACTACGGGCTACCTCATACGCAGGAACTCATCGAACCAAATGAGCTTGCCGAATTTATTGCCA